AGTAACCCAGGCTGAACTATCTTCAAAATCATTCACCCATGAGACTTTATCTTCACTTTTTACCCAAACAATACCCCAATATTTACCCTCTTTAGGTTCAAAGATAACACCCTCACTGAGCTCAACGTCTGCATCCGGGCTATCCTTTATAATTTGTGCTAATGCCTGCGATACTTCAAAGCCTGGCCATTTACGCTCAACATTACGAGCCTTTATTTTAAATCTACGCCAATGAGTTTCAATGGATCCAAGTGGCCCCTCTTCATAAGCCATACCAATTTGAGGCATTGCGTTGAATACTATCGGCATTTCGTCTGAATCATCTTCATCAATCATCAATGAGCCAGTACCAATCAATAAATCAAGTGCCATTTCAAAGAACTGAGTGCCAAAGTTTGATCGGTTAATGTAATCAAAGACAATCTCTGCTTGTTCTTCCAGGTTTTCCCGTATCTCAGTCTCAGATACTTTTACATCACTGGACTCAAGTAGTTTAAGGATTTGCGCTGAAGGCTCGAAATTGGCCCATCTGGACCATATAGGGGCAATGCTGGCTTGTAACTTAGATGCACCGGTTTGAATGGCCTCAAGTGAAGTAGAATCAAATATTCTATCCATCTTCTTTGAGCCTGGCATTTCCATGTTGAACAGGTTTCTTAATGGAAGGAAGTAATCATAAGCATCATTTAATTGATCTTGCCAGTTAAACATAACTTGAAATGCTTTGGCTTCACGCTTCTTCAGGTCTTTGATGTTGCCGAGCTTATCAGGGATTGCAACCATGGTTATCTCCTTGACCCAGATGTCGCTTTTCTAGCAACTCTGGTTCCTCCTGGTGGTATTACGGGCGAACCCGGCAGACCTGGCAACAAACTACTTGGACCACTTCTACCGCCTCTACCCCCGCCACCTGCAGCCTCTTCAACTGTCCTTGGTGCACCTGACAATAACGAAGCTCTGCCAAGTTTCCCCCGGGCTAACAACTTAAAGCGATCTTCTTCTTCTTCAATCTCTTTATCAAGTGCTTTACGCTGCCTGATTTCAATAGCTTCTTGCTCTGCTGTTTTGGCGGGGGCTCTGGGTCGCTTAACCATGATCTTTTCCTTAAATACTTATATAACTGGAAGGGAGTCCACAAAAAAGGGCGGTTAATACCTAAGTATTGTTTGATTTGAGCAACGCAAGTATTCAACATAATTAAACTCTGACCAACGCCTTTTGAATCGACTTTTACGATAACGCTGTCAAGGAGTATATCACCAATTGAGGAAATTGTGTGCAAGTCCATTCCTTTGTGGGCTTTACCGTAGACAATCCAGCGGCCACAGTCCGGTTTGATGATGTAGCAATGACTTATCCAGGGGTGTAGAAAGAATGTCCACCAGTGCCTGTTTCCTTTGGTGAATACCACATAGACTGATTCATCAGAAGACACTAAATTCAACCTTTGCTATTGTTGGCTTCCTGGGTGCTGTGTTTGAGCTCATTTGCTCAGTCCATCCTAAAGCAAGGGTTTGCAAGCTATCAGCAGGATGTGAAGCCCAATCATGAAGTGGTGTTGAATGAAATACCTTTTTCTTTTCATCCCATTCATACTGATAAGAGGCTATACCATTGACACCATGCTCACCCCTTCTATCGTCAAGCCAGAGCCTGGGGAATAGCTTTCTTACAGCCTGATGACCCTCACTCTTAATCTTAGGTCGTTTAACCGTCCTAAACTTAATGCCCATTTTGAGTGCCGTGTCTTTGCGAGACTTGCCCGTAGTGAGTTCTCTGACTTCAATATCATGGGGTGCGAGGTGTTGACCATATCCAATTCCATGCTTGGCTTTGAATTCTTGCAGCCATTGGATGTAATGCTCAATTCCTTTGTTGTTGTTTTCATAATATGCAATCAATCTAACCTCTGAAGCAAATACCTGGAATAGCCATATTGACATATTATCATCTATTCCGAGATCCCATGCTGTGTGCACCTGTAACATAGGTTCAATGGGTATTGGTCCTATTCTACCATCATCTCTGGCCGCTGCCATTTGTTGAGCATAAATAGCCCCTGGTATCTGAGCATCGAATGAGCAATAATACTCTTGCTGTATCATTTCCTCGGCCATTCCCTCCTCTCTTTCCTCCTGGATGATTTCAGGACCAATCACCGGGCTACCATCTGGCCGTTTGGTGTCATTGACGGTTAATAGTTCACAAAACCAGGCATCATTTTTCTTGGCCATGTTATAAAGTGAATAGCCATGGTTCTTGCCTCTGGCGGTGTAAATGAATATTGCCCATCCTCCATTTTCTGCAAGCATGGGTCTTACATAATCCCATGCATTTGGATCACATAATGCCCACTCAGAGAAAACTACACCTACCGGGTTACTGCCTACCAGTGAATCATAGTTATCTGAGCCACACAATTGCCAAGTTGCACCACTGGCCACTTCGATCATCATCTCAGTTCCATCTGTCCGGGTCCTGACAGGTTCAGGGAATACTTGCTGAAGTATCTTTCTGCCTTGTCCATCAATACCATTCCAAATGGCTTTACGGGCCTGTCTTTGCTTTGGGAATAAATGCCAATAGTTACCTACCCGGGAAAACATCTCTTTGGCTGTGAAGTTTAATACACTTGAGTCTTTGCCTGCTCTACGGTGCCATACCATGCAAGCTCTTTTAATTCCTGAGTCCATGGATTGAAAGAATGGTAATTGGTGTGGTCTGGGCTCCCAATCATTAGGGATTGATATTTGAGTCACTTTTTATCTTTGTCTGCAAAGTTCTTAACTATTACTGTTAATGAACCATCAGTCACAATTTCTTGCTTGTCTCGCCATTGAGCAGGTTTTCTATTCTTCAGCCAGAATATCATCGATACTGGATCGGGTGGATAATGCTTGATTGTTTCTATCTCTTGTAATTCACCATCAACTATCATAAATTTAGATTCCGGGTGGCTGTATCCCATTGCACGTTCCAGCAAACTTCTCTCAACTTTAGTGTCTTTTTCATGCTTTGCGTTTTTTAAGGTGCGAAAGAATTCAGGATGGGCTTTTTTCCAATTGTCTATAGTTCTTCTGGTTACTTTAAAGAATTTGGCTAATTGTTCATCAGTTGCACCTAATAAACAGAGTTGCCTTGCTTGCTCTGCAGTGGTTTTATTGTATCGGGTTGGTTGGCCACGTTTCCTGGTTGGGTTTTTTTTAGGTGTTCCACGTGAAACTTTTTTCTTTGAGTTAGTCATATCTACTATTCCACCGGTTAACTAAATCATTTATGGCTTTTCTCTCTTTGTCTTTTTGTATTTCCGAGAATATGAGCCAGATATAATAACCTATGATAGCGAAAATTATTAGACTTGTCATTTATGCGGTCTGTTTGTTAAATATCCTGTCGTAATTATCCCTGTAGGCTTGTTCAGCTGCAGGGTTGAATTCCCGCCTGGTGTCACCCTTCCCGCCTCCCGTTTCATGGCTGAAATACTTCCTTTGATGGAATTTAGGGAGGTTTTTAATCTGGCATGGGTATTTAGACATTAATTCATACCAATCCCTGCAGCCGTTGAACTGGTTTTAAATCTTTTCATTTGACCTAACCAAGTTTGTCCAACTACAACCGGGAATGATTCTTCATTGCTATTTTTATCCTCAACAACTAAGTTACCAGCTGTTTTAATATAAACTGCACGATATTCAGGTTGATCCTCTGAGTCGCTTGCTACTAATGTCTTCCAAACATCAGGGCTATTAATTCTTGATGATGACATAATTAAACTCCTAATTTAAACTAAGTGATAATGACACTGAGAATTGTACATTAAAGAATCCTGTTGAATTTGCCCCAATGTCGGCAAAATATCTGATGCCAAAGTATCTTGGGGCAAAATATCTTGGGGCGAACATTATGTTGCATCCAATGTAACTGCAGATCTATTGCCATTGGCATCAACAGTTGCAGTAACCCTGGTCTTACTATCATCACCCGCTCTTATCGTAATTGTAGTGGAGGCGGCTCCTGATAATTTACCACCAAGTACAGCTAGCAAGATCTTCATTGTATCTTCCATACTGAGCCCATCAACTGTTGTTCCGGTTATAATAGAATCAGCTAAAGCTGCAAGAAATACATTGTTAGATGCTGAAGTGGCTTTAACGGCTATTAAATCAGTGAGTCCCAGGTTAGCTATGGCAAATGGATCATAGGCTACCAACTGAATTACGCAAGGTATAACAACCATTCCGGTTACAGTGCCTGTAATAACAAC